TTTATTTTTCTTTTTGTAAATTTTTGTAAGATTATATGCAAGTAATAGCGATATCTAAAAGTTCGGATTAATGTTGGAACTAGAAAAAGTACCAACAAGAGACAACCAGCACTGCAGGTTAGCAGTAATAGTGGAGGCAGCGCCGTATTTTAAGCCACCAGTTCCAGTAAAGGCATCCTCAGATGTCGCATAAAAGTTAAACTTATTGGAACCGGTATAAACGGCATAAAATGTGGAACCATCAATCAAAGTAATATTGATGGCGTTGCCTTCATTCTGAATATGTAGGGGATTCATTGGAGTACCATTGACCCAACTACCTGAAATTGAGTTGGTTAAATCAATGATAATTTGATAAACATCACCAGGGGTACAGCCAGTAGGTAAACCTGCAGCCGACCCGGATATATTGTTAGCAACTGGCACCAAATTGACGCCAGTATCAGCTGTTACAGCTGCAGCTACAATACCAAGATTAGTCTGAAACCACTGAGCTCGAGGCAATGGCAACGTCAATAGACGAGGACTAATCTGCATATCCTTAAACTCCACCTCAAAGTCAAAAATGACATAACCAGGGGAGTCAACGGTAGATGTTTTAGACAACATGAACAAATCACCTTCAGCGTAGTCAGAAACTACTGATGACATACCGTAATCAGTTGATTTCCAATTCGATTGGAGAGCTAACTGAGTAGAGTGATTTGTCCATTGGGGTCCAATGACAGTGCTAGGATCCGACATAACGAATGGTAACAGCTGGGAGGATGTTTGGCTTAGAAATACGGAATCTCGATTCTTCCGGTGGTAAAACATAACATCACCGTTCGCCGAAGTAGGTGAAGAGGTGATGTAATGCGCAATTAACTTGCGCCATCTAAATCGACCATACATCTGCATGTATTGACGAAGACTCGAGTCACTAAAAGCAGCTGGAGTTAATGGTGTACCACCAGTAAGGGTCCAGGTCGTTACAGAACCTGTGCCAATAGGTGTGTAAGCAAAGTCTCTACCTATCACTACAACACCATTCTTAGTATTAAGAACTTTCGTGGCCGAACCCCTAACGGAATTTCCTATAGCTATCGGAGCTGAGTTCACAGTAGAAACTGGACCAAAGCTCGATTTTGCCGATTTCGCGCCCATCGTTTCAATGGCCTTAACTAAGGCAGGCATTGAAACCTTCGAACGTTTAGTTGTTTTCTTAATAACTTTAACC